GTTTATCTGATCTATATACATCCCCTCTAATTCCTCTTGAGCTGCAAAATAAATACTACCATCTTCTAGTAATAAATCTACTGACAACTCAATCCTCTTTGCACTCTGCTTTTCTTGCTCTCTCAACTGCTCTTATTTTATCACTTCTGTATTCATCAATACTTAGCATTAATAAATGCCTATCATTTTGCAATTCATTTACATACAACTCTATATTAAGCATAGCCTCTGTAAACTTATTAAGGTTTTCATTATCAGGCTGAGTAGCTCTCCATTTATTGAGCTGATTATTTACTAATTCTGAATTAACTAAATACTGTAGATCTTTTAAGTTGTCTAGTTTCTTACTGACTAACTCTCTATCAAAATCTTTTGCTTTAAATGTTGTATTGAAATCTGTGTTTTTCATAAGGTCTAATGTGTTTCTCTTTAACTTTTACTATCTGATCTTTGTTTCCCTCCCTAGTATATAAACAATGATAATCAGATTTGTGTTTACATACATCTGTAAATCTTTTAATATACTCAACTAATTCCAATCTATCATAAAAAACATAGGTATTAATATCAAGGTATTCTATCACCATGTATTTAGCTTTACCAAATAGAGATCCTTTTCCTCCCCAAACATTCTTAATCTCTAACCAAACTGCATCTGTATTTTTATCTCCTTTCAAATCTACTGGGGTATTCTCTCCAACAATAAAATCTACATGATCAAACTTATCAACTCTTGCTGATGTTTTAACAGCACCTACTCCTATTTCATTCATAAAGATTCTGAACTTTTCTTCTGACAAAGATCCTTTCTTCCAGTTCCCTTCATTTTCATAGCTACTTGGTTTGAACACCATTAGCATGAACTTTCTTTAAATCACTTATCCAGTTGTTTATTACATCTATCTTTTTAGCTCCACCACATCCACAAGGAATATTAAATTTGTGATTAAAATACTTTGCATGTAATTCATAAACTATTTGTAGATCTTTATCTCCAAACCCAGTCTCTATAACTATTAGAAAATTCTCAAATGATTGGTAATCTAAATCAATCATCTTTTGCTCTGTCAATGCTTTATAACTTTTTAATGCCATCTTTTGTTATTATATATTTGTTTAACTTATCTTGCCTTTTATCACATCCACAATCTTCATAGCCAAATAACTTAGCAACTGCTTTTGCAAAACTTTTACCATAACCAAAGGTTATTTTTCTTATTACTAACTCTACTAAATCTCCTAGTTTCATAATCCTATTTTATTCTTTAATAATTTCTTTACTTTAGTGTATGTGTTGTACAAACTAATATAAGTAATGG